CACCTTTACAGACTTGTGCCTAGTAGTCTCTTTACGAGATGACGTTTCATCAATTATTGACGGTGCTTTACTTCGCTTTAATGGCGATAACACATCAGGTAATTACACAGCTAAACGCCTTATCGGATCAGGTTCAGCAGCTTCATCTGATACTAACAACCTTGGACTCTTTGCAACTGGCGCAACAGCGACAGCCAGCACATTCTCTAATTGTTCTGCCTATATTCCCAACTACGCCGGAAGCACAGCCAAATCAGTTTCTATCGATAACGTAGATGAAACAAATGCTACAACTCAATATATGGGTCTAGGCGCTTTTTTATGGTCAGGCACAGCCGCAATCAATAGAATCACAATCACTCCGGAAACAGCCGGAAAGGTTTTCGTTCAATACTCAACCGCCTACCTATATGGAGTCAAAAATGCCTAACCCAACACGAATCGAAATCGACTGCTCTACAGGCATCGAGTCAATCATCGAGCTAACCGATGCTGAGGTTGCAGAGATGGCAGCTCAGGCTGCTATTGCAGAGGAGCGCAAGGCAGAAGCCGATGCAAAGGCAGAAGCCGATGCAATCGCTAAGGCTGCTCTACTTGAGAAGCTAGGCATTACAGCAGACGAAGCGAAGCTATTGCTTGCATGAACCCAAGGTTATGCAAGGCAGGTATTCAGTTAAGGGAGCAGATAGATGATTGCTTTCCGGAGCGTTCACGAGCCTCAGACGGCTGGGTCGCAGATGCAAGACACCTTGCTGTTGGTACATCAGATCATATTGCAGATGCGACTAGCGGAATCGTTAGGGCAATCGATGTGTCTAGGAATCTATCTGGAGCAAAAGAACCCGACCTCATGCCTTATCTTGCAGACCAGATTCGGATCGCAGCAAGAAGTGATAAGCGAATTAGTTACATCATATTCAATGGTCGCATCGCATCGTCTCGCTTGGGCTTTCGCTGGAGAAAATATCGTGGAAGCAATCCGCACATTAAGCATTGCCATATTTCTTTCAGTAAGAAGGGCGATGCAGATGGCTCGTTCTTTAATATCCCAATGATAGGCGGCACAGCATGAACATGAAGCACCCAGCAATCGTCAGCCTTGGAGCGTTCCTAGCAGTCTGGGGTACAACCTCAAACTTTGCTCTGGACTATCGCTCTATCCTCGGTTCAATCGTGGCTGGCGTATTCGGATACGCAACTCCTAAACGATGAACGCAGTTGATCTCGCAGCTTGGGCTGTAGGAGTAATCACAGTCCTAGGCGGCGTGGCAACTTACACTCAGTTTATGATTAAGCATTACCTGACAGAACTTAAGCCCAACGGCGGTTCTAGTATTAAGGATCAGGTCAATAGATTAGAAACGCGTGTCGATACCATAATCGAGATGTTAGGTAAGTAACACTTATCTCATGGCGAGAACTAAGAAGGTCATTGACCTTGATACATACTCAGCTTTAGATGCTTATTGCATTGCTCTGCATGTTTATTACACCAGTCTGCGCAAGGCTGGCTTCTCTACAGACATGGCGTTCTGGCTTCTGTTAGATCGTGAGTCCTATCCTGACTGGATTCTGCCAGTTAAGCCCATCGAAAAAATATCGGGTAATGACTACGATGACGATGACGAGGACTAATGAAGAGAATCGTAATCCTGAGCGACCTGCAAGTGCCCTTCGAGGACACGCATTTAACTCAGAACATTGCAAGATTCCTCAAGACCTTTAAGCCAGACCAGACAGTAACCATCGGTGATGAGATTGACTTCCAGACTATAAGCAAGTGGTCAGAAGGCACACCTCAAGCCTACGAGCAGAGCCTTGGCGATGATCGTGACAGATGCGTCAACCTGCTCTGGGAATTGGGTGTTACTGACTGCATACGATCTAATCACACAGACCGTCTCTACAACATAATCATGAAGAAGATTCCCAGCTTTTTATCCTTGCCAGAGCTGCGCTTTGAGAAGTTCATGAAGTTCGATGAGCTTGGCATAACCTTCCATAAGAACCCTATGAACATCGCTCCTAACTGGATTGCAGTTCATGGCGACCATACACCTATCAAGCAGCAAGGCGGGCTCTCAGCCCTTGAGGCAGCCCGTAGGCATGGGAAGAATGTAATCTCAGGACATACTCACAGAGCAGGGCGTAGCGCCTTCACAGAAGCTTCTGGTGGGCGTTTAGGGCGTGTTCTGCATGGGGTTGAGGTAGGTAATCTCATGGACTTCAGACAAGCCTCATACACCAAGGGAACGGCTAATTGGCAGCAAGCCTTTGCCATTATGTATGTCAAGGGATCTAACGTGCAGGTGGACATTATCCACATCGAGAAGAACGGCACGTTTATTGTGCAGGGCAAGGTCTATGGCAGAGTCCGGTGAGATAGCGATTCCAGATCTAGGTGACGAGGCTGTGGATAACTTTGTTATAAAACTGTTATCAAAATTAGCTTGGTGTCGCGTCAGATAGCTGTATTGTTTTCTTTGTAGACGGAAATACCGGCTACGAAAGGGGCTCAAAATGAAAATCACTGGAACTTCAGAGTGGCTAGTAAATAACAATGAGGAACTAATCGCAGAGCTAATGCGTATGCGCGAGGAACGCAGAGCAGCTCGCGAAGCAAAGGCGGCTAAATAATGACCGTTCTACAATTGATTCTTTTAGGATCGCATTTGCTAATTGGAATTATCTGTTACACAGACGGAAAGCGCACCGGATACTTAGAAGGTCGCAAGGCAGTCCGCAAGCATTACGAGCGACTTCAACAGGTTAGCCGATGAACGCCCGTGATTACCTCAACGAAGCGAGAGCTACTATCCAAGACCGAGGACTTGATTACGGTCACCCATCGGACAATATGCAGCGCACCGCCGCACTTTGGAGCTCATACCTCGAAATGCCAATTACAGATTATCAAGTGGCGATGTGTATGGCATTGGTCAAAATCGCAAGAAGCATGGAATCTGGTAAGCCAGACAATTACATCGATGGTTGTGCGTACTTTGCAATAGCAGGACAACTACATACAGAGGAGAACGATCTATATGTTTAATCTATCCGAGTATCAGACTTGTGCAGAGCGACTAGAACTATTTTGGAAGGATAATCCTGATGGCAGAATTGAAACTAAACTTATTGAAGCGGGTCAATCGCGCTTTATCGTTCAGGCGTTTATCTATAGAACTGAGGTTGATCAACAGCCTTGGGCTACTGGGCTCGCGGAAGAGACGGTTGCGGGTCGTGGAGTCAATGCTACTTCTGCTCTTGAAAATTGTGAGACCAGCGCGTTAGCAAGAGCTTTAGCCAACGCAGGTTATAGCCCTAAGGGTGACCCATCTAAACGAGCAAGCCGTGAAGAGATGAACAAGGTAGCTGCGCAAAGTGAAGTAAAGGCTAAACTTTATGAAGTCAAGGCTAAGATGGCTGAAACCTCTCAGCAATATGTTCCAGTAGCAAAGGAAGATGATCCATGGACAATAAAGACTGCTGCACCGGTGACAACCATGGAGCAAGCTGTAGAGACGGTCAAGGCTGTCCTTGGTGGCACTCCGATAGACGAGAGTTGTATCCATGGTGCTCGTGTATGGAAGACCGGAACTTCTAAGGCAGGTAAGCCTTGGGGTCATTGGAAGTGCATGGCTCAGATTCTGGGAGATGCAGAGCGCTGTGAACCTATCTGGTACGAGATTGATAAAGAGACCGGACAATGGAAGCCACAGGTGAAACGCTGATGGGATACATACAGTTCTTAAACCAAGATGGCGAATGGGAAGAATTCCCTAATGAAGAACAGAGAGCCAACCTTAAGGCTAATGCTGAACTGCTCGAGGAACTCGGTTACAAGCTGATATGCCAGTTATGTAACAAGTTTCCAACTAGATCACAGATTCGCACACGATACTTGCTACACGAGTGGACTTGCGAAGATTGTCACACAGTTAATTCTGCTGGGAAAGCATGACCCGAAGCAGGAAAGACCGAGGCTTTCGTACTGAGCGAGTGGTTGCAGCCTACCTATCGCAATGGTGGAGAAGCGCGAGTATCGGTCGAGGGGCTGGTAAGGATATTCTCAATGTTCCGTTCGATGTTGAGATAAAAGCTAGGACAGACTTCCAGCCTCTAGCATGGTTGCGCCAAGCCACTAAAAGAGCAGCAGCTCATCAGGAGTTGCCGTTTGTGGTGTGCCGTATGAATGGACAGGGTGAAGATGCTTCTGAGTATCTTGCTTTCATGCGGTTTAGTGACTTGGTTCAACTATTGCTTAAGTCCGGTTACGGAGATATTCAGCAGGATTCGGTACAATTAGAGCCTGAACGATGTGCACAATGCGGATCGTGGAAGTTGGTCGATGTGATATGCCGTACTTGCAAGGTGTCTGATGCCAATCTATGAGTTCGAGTGTAATAACGAGTCATGCGAGGCTAATGCCCGATATGACAAGGAACTATCTATAAGTGAGCCACATGATCTAGATTGTCCGTTCTGTGGTGAGACGATGAGAAAGGTGTACTCAAGTGTTCCAGCAGTCCATTTCAAAGGTTCAGGATTCTATTCAACAGACAAATAGAGGCTACATGCCGCCTAGTGCAACAGATGACTGGGCTACGCCTAAAGCGTTCTATGACAAGCTCAATGAAGTGCATCAGTTTGATCTTGATGTGGCAGCCTCAAGCAGTAATCACCTATGTGATGATTGGTACGGATTAGACCACCCAGATGAATCACGCAGGAATGGCTTAGAAGCTGAGTGGTCTGGTCATGTCTGGTGCAATCCGCCTTATGGTAGAGGCATCAAAGACTGGGTTCTCAAGGCTTCACAACATGGCGATTTAGTGGTTATGTTGTTACCAGCTCGTACTGATACTCGATGGTTTCATGATCTAGTTCTACCTAATGCTGAGGTTACATTTGTCAGAGGGCGTATTAAGTTTGGAGCTGGATTAGCCCCTGCACCGTTCCCTTCAATGGTTGTGGAGTTCCCATGCTGCGAATAGATAGTTATGCACACCTGTGGATAAGTAGGGTACAAAACCTACTCTTACGCTTACGCCACGCCCAAGTTATCCACATGCTTGACAGGGCTGGTATGCTCTTCTGCAAGAGCCCTTCAGGGGCTCACCGCAAGCGCCTCAAGCGCGCAGCTTGCGGGGTTGCAATCGCATTAGTGGGAGCTCTATGCCTAGCAAGTGAGGCATCTAGTGGCGACATCAGCAAACACCTAAGTGTTCATGAATTAGCTGATAAACAATTGACTGAAGTACAAGAGAAGTGTCATAACGAGATTACCTTTAGAGAATCATCTAATAACAGATATGCAGTTAATGGATCACATCATGGTTACTATCAAGGTAGAACTACATATTTAAAAGGTAAGCCAGATGATGTCCAGTTCTATTGGTATTGGTATTATGTAAGCAGTAGATATGGGATTACAGAGTATGATGAGCCTGACTATTGCAAGGCATTACATCATCTAAGAGTTAAGGGTTGGCAATGAGTAGTAAACGCAATGACCCTAGACTCTCAAGGAAGTACAAAGAGGTAAGGCTTAAGGCATTAGCTCGTGATGGCTGGTGTTGCTTCTACTGCGGTAAAGAGGGTAAGGACATGACCATTGATCACATCATTCCAATTAGTAAAGCACCTGAGTTAGCCATCGATATTGAGAACATGGTGACTGCGTGTAAGTCATGTAACAGCTCGAAGGGGTCACGCTCACAGGGCGTTTTTTTAGATAGTGTGCGTACCCCCCCTGTCTTTTTC